GAAAATGCAAACGAATATGCCGACAAGCCAAGACAAATGAAAGATCCTAGTAAAGAAGTTATGATGCAAAAAGGTGGCAAAGTTGTTGTTGTAGACAAAGACAAAGAAAATGAATACAGAGCTAAAGGCTATGAACTTGCAGAAACACTAGACGAAGGAATTAAAGATTGGGCAAGAAATTTAGCGGCCGCTGGTATCATAGTTGGCACATTGGCAGGTGTTGGATCAATCAACAATGCACTAGACAACAGTGTTCCTGCTGTCAAGGCCATGAACACAGCACTTGATATGGCACAAGACGCAGGCAATGATGAACTGGCCAAAATGATTAAAAATGATTTATCTGCTACTAAAATTAGGCTAAGTTCTGGTAAAGATCTTAATTTTGTTAAAAGTATGCAGGACAAATACAGTAAATTCATGCAAACAGAAGGTTTGGCTTACGAGTCAAGACTTGCTGTGATGCTTAAACGACAACTTAAATAAACACGTTACAATAATAAATATATCAAATGGCAACAAAGAAACCTAAAAAAGATACAAGTTTTGCAGATTTAGTGGCTCGTTTAAATGCAATGAGCAACGTCACTAAAGAAGAAGAAAGAGCCAGCCTTATGGAAGCGGCTAATCAAGAGCCTAGAATACTAGACGACAAAGAAGTTTCATTGGCAGACATTGCCAGACTAGCAGGCATAAAAGAATTTGACGCAGAACAAAAAGTTTCACCACAAGCAGAAAAACTAGTCGAATCAATTGTACAAGTAGAACCATCAATTATTACAAAAGCAATTGAAGAGTCAGACAAAGATACAAGTATCAGTACAGAAATTAAAAAAGACGTTACAGAAGAAGTAAAAAGATTAGACAAAATTGCAGAACTTGAACAACAATTGGCTGATCTTAAAATGCAAGAAAAAGAAGAAGCAACACTAGATGATGCATCTTTTAGAGAAACATTTGTTAAAGAAATTACAGATTATGTAAAAGAAGCAGAAGCAGACAAATTAGCAGAACTGTACAATACATTTTCAAACAACGAAGTAGAAATCAAAGAAGATAACTTTTTAATTAAAACACCAGAAACCAAAGAAGTAATCGCAGACGCTGAAAAATCAGAAGCACCTGAAGAAGAAGTTGTTGCTGAAAAAGAAGACGAAGGACAAGAGCACACACACGAAGACGGCACTACACATACACACGAAGGTGGCGACGCAGAACATACGCACGATGAAGAAACTAAAGAAGTGGACGAAGATGATGTAGTAGTACCAGAAGAAGAAATTGAATACACCGATGAACTAACAGAAGCAAAGAAAAAACCAGTACCAACGTCACCAGAGAAATGGTCTAGAGCAAAAGCAAAAGCAAGATCAAAATTTGACGTTTATCCTAGTGCCTACGCAAACGCATACGCCTCAAAAGAATACAAAAAAATGGGCGGCGGTTGGAGAATGGGTAAGCCCAAGAAGAAAAAGTAATAAGTAACTGTGATGAAAATCACATTAACCTCAAATAATTTTAATCCAGATCCATTTTACCGTCAACCCATAAAAGCAACCACTACAGACATTTTTGTAAAAAACTTACCTAGTATGATCAATACATTTGATCAAAACGGATTTGATCTGACTAACTTGGAAAGATTGTATGCAAAAAAAATGGATTACACAATTAAAAAGGTTAGAACTACACACTGGGTATTAAAAGATGATTGGTTTACTGAGGAGAAGACTGACAGAGGGTGTCATATCAATCATGCAGTGCTGTTTGAAAGAAAAGGTTTTACAGGAGCCGCAGAACAACAAATGAAAGAATTTGCAGAAAAATGTCCACTAGTTCACAAAGTTTTACAAATTAGACCAAAATGGGGTTTGGACTTTTCAATTGATTATGCAGATGCAGACGGTAATGTGTTTGAGGTTTTGCATTGGGAATGGGACAGTTTTGATATAAAAGAAGTAGAGGAAAAAAAAGAGATGATGGACAACTTTTTAGTAACACAAGATTGGAACGACATGGCACTAAGGTTATTAGACAGAAAATCAGAATGGCATCACTTAGGTTTTTTTGAACAGAGTGCATACAAGACTGATTTCTTTGGCATTGAGAAAGAGCGTTTTAAGATGGTGATTTGGAAATAAATATTGCTATGACGATACCATGGAACTTTAAACAATACTATCAAAACTTATCACATCTTAAACAAAAGGGTCATGTAAGTGCAGGAGAGCAAGTACAATCACCTTTATCAGCAGGATCTAGGGGGTTGGCCAACATAGAAGATTTTGCAGACAAACCAGTGCAAATGATGGGTGCCCAAATAGATGAAGGCGCAGACAGACAATATAAAAGTTTAGATAAAGCAACTATTGAGAATCTAAGAGAAAAATATCTTCCTGATTGGGAATACAAAGATAACAGTTTACAAAAGAGATACAAATTTGAAGACTATTTTCAAGTAATAAAATTTTTAATTGATACTATTAAACCACAAGAAGAATTAGATCATCATGCTGACCTTGGAGTATTCTACGATGAAGTTTTAGTAAAAATTTACACACATCGTACCAAAGACGTTACAGACTTTGACTTTAAAGTGGCAGTGCAAATTGATATGATTGCTAAGAAAAAACACGGAGCAATTAAACCTGATTATGATCTAAATGCTTTGGTTGATGATTTTGACTATTGTATAAATTGTGGTGACTTGATGCTTAATGAAAGAAAATATCAAGGCGGGTTACGTAAATGGTTTAAACAGAAGTGGGTGAATATCGCCAAAAAGAAAAAAGGTGGTGGTCATCCTGAATGTGGTACATCAGGTTCAAAAAAAGGCTACGCCAAATGTGTGCCAGCATCCAAGGCAAAGTCTATGAGTAAAAAACAAAAGAAGTCAGCAGTAACAAGAAAAAGAACAGCACAGAGAAAAGCAGGCAGAGGTGGTAAAGACACCGGAGGCGGACCTGGTAAAAAACCCATAAGAGTTTCTACAAAACCTAAAAAGTAATTGCTTTTTAATCATTCATACAGTATAATAATTAAAAAGGAGAAACAATGCGAAATTTCAATGATGCAGAAAAACAAAAACTGATGCAAATCATTAATCAAGGATCTCAGGTTCTTGGTGAAGTTGATGATCTTAAATCAGGACTTAAAGACACTGTCAAAGCGTTGGCAGAAGAACTGGAACTAAAACCAGCAGTAATTAACAAAGCCATTTCAATAGCACACAGAGACAATTACAGAGGTGTTGCTGACGACATGGATCTAATAGATTCGATACTAACAGCCGTAGGCAAGATCTAGTGTACAGCCTTATAAAGGAATTTTGGTTACAAAGTTATAACACTGATAAAACAGCCTTTTATCTAGAAATATTTTCTGTTGTATTCACAATAGCAGGATCAATCATATTGACTTTTACGTCACCTTATCCTATAATGGAGTATGTGTTTCCTGTGTATCTTTTAGGATCAAGTACACTAGCCGTAGCATGTTGGAGACGTAGAATTATTTGGACACTAGTCTTAGCAAGTTGGTTTACAATAATGAATATAGTAGGTAACATTAAAGTATTTTTACTATGACATACAAACTAAAAACAATAGATCATATCGATACCAAAGAAGATCCAGTAAGACCAGAACTTACTGTTGAGTTTAGAACAAGTCCTGGCAGAACAATTTACGCTTTAATTAATGACAAAGGAGAAAGAGCGGCCACAATTTGTGTAGCATTTACAAAAGTGGTTCCAACCACAACACAAGAACTAGATAAATTTACAAATCCAGATGGTCACATAGCAGTTGCATACACAGTTTGGAGTAAAGAACGTGGTGCCGGAAGACTTATTGTGAATCAACTTATTGCACACGCAAGAAAGCAAGATCAAATTAACAGAGTTGTCACACTGTCACCTTTGACTGATATGGCAAGAAGATTTCATTTACGCAATGGTGCAGTAGAATTACAAGTTAATACATACTCACAAAATTTTGAATACGAAATAGAACAGGAAAACTTTTGGATACGTAATTTGAAACGACTAAGAGTATTATGAGTTACATAGATGCATTTTATAAAAGAGATGAAGACAAGGTACGTGTAGTAGAACGCGACGCAAAAGGTCAAAGAAAATTTATAGAATATGATGCAAGATATGTCTTTTATTATCCTGACAGCAGAGGTAAACACAGAAGCATATACGGAGAACAATTACAAAAAGTTCAGTGTTCTACATTTAAACAATTTATAAAAGAACAAAAAATAAGATCAAACAAAAAACTATACGAGCAGGATATAAATCCTGTGTTTAGATGCTTGGAAGAAAACTACTTGGGCAAAGATGCGCCAAAAGTCAATACAGTATTTTTTGATATCGAGGTTGACTTTGATCCTGAACGTGGCTATTCAACAACAGATGATCCATTTATGCCAATCACAGCAATAACTTGCTATCTCAGTTGGACAGACCAATTGGTCACATTTGCTGTGCCGCCAAAAACACTAAACATGAGTGGTGCTAAACTGGCCACTGAGCGATTCGACAATGTTATGTTATTTGAAAAAGAAAAAGATATGTTGGACGCATTTTTAACACTAATCGATGATGCCGATATTTTAAGTGGTTGGAATTCAGAGGGTTATGATATACCTTACACAGTTGGCAGAATTCAAAAAGTATTAAGCAGTGACGACACAAGAAGATTGTGTTTTTGGGGAGAAAAACCTAAGAAGAGAGTATTTGAGAAATACGGCAGAGAACAATTAAGTTATGATCTAATTGGCAGAGTACATTTGGATTTGCTAGAACTTTATAGAAAATACACATATGAGGAAAGACACAGTTATAGACTAGATGCTATCGGCGAACATGAATTAGGCGAAAAGAAAACTGTGTATGAAGGATCACTGGATAACTTATACAATCATGATTTTGGATTGTTTATAGAATACAATAGACAAGATACAGCACTACTAGCCAAACTTGAAAAAAAATTAAAATTTATTGAACTTGCAAATGAAATAGCACACCAAAACACAGTTTTACTACAAACTACTATGGGTGCAGTTGCAGTAACAGAACAGGCCATTGTAAACGAAGCACACAGAAGAGGCATGATTGTGCCTGGCAGAGTAAGACGTGCAGAAGGTGAAGCAGTGACCGCCGCAGGAGCATATGTGGCTACTCCAAAAAAAGGATTACACGATTGGATTGGTAGTTGTGATATAAACAGTCTGTATCCAAGTGTGATTCGTGCTTTAAACATGGGACCAGAAAGTATTGTAGGTCAGATACGTCCTGTGATTACGTCAGCAGAAGTAAACAGAGCAAAGTTTCAGAAAAAATCATTTGCGGCGGCTTGGGATAATCAGTTTGGTAGTTGGGAGTATCAAGCAGTAATTAAACAGGAAAAAGGCACAGAAGTAATTGTGGATTGGCAAGATGGAACCACAGTAAAAATGAGTGCCGCACAGATGTATGATCTTGTTTTTGAAAGTAATAATCAATGGATGCTCAGTGCTAATGGTACTATCTTTACATATGAGTTCGAAGCAATCATACCAGGACTACTTAAACGTTGGTATTCAGAGAGACAAGAAATGCAACGTAAAATGCATGATTGTGGAGACAATGACATTGAAAGAGAGTTTTGGGATAAAAGACAACTGGTTAAAAAAATTAATTTGAATAGTCTGTATGGTGCAATATTAAATCCAGGTTGTAGATTCTTTGACCTTAGAATAGGACAATCAGTAACACTTACTGGCAGATGTATAACAAAACACATGGGAGCAAAAGTTAACGAAGTAGTCACAGGCAACTATGATCACAGAGGTGAAGCAATCATTTACGGTGATACAGATTCAGTTTATTTTAGTGCATTTAAACCTTTGAAAAAAGAAATTGAATCAGGAAAAATTCCATGGCAGAAGGAAAACATAATAAATTTGTATGACAAAATATCAGACGAAGTGAATGGTTCATTCACACAGTTTATGACTAAAGCATTTCACTGTCCAAAAACTAGAGGAGAAGTTATTGCGGCGGGTAGAGAACTTGTAGCATCAAAAGG